ATGAAAACTCGCTATGTCGTCGAAACCTGCACCCTTCACGGCTCGACTAAGCAGCGCCGGTGGCACCGTGTCCATACCGGGCCAAGCAAAGCTGAGTGCGAAGCCTATGTAGAGAGCGTCATCGCTGACCTGCCGTCCGGTCCTGGCCGTTACTTCGGCCTTACCCAAGAGCGTGCCCGTGATTTCTACCGGGTGCGTGGTGTGAGGGTAGCCGCATGATCCGCGCTGTTTACGAAAAGCCAGGTAAGGGCATGACCTATGAGCCTTCAGAAGTATCAGCGTCTGCCCCATGCCCTGAACTGCGACTGTTCTGTCTGCTGGTCAAGAACCGTGACGGTGAAACCCGTTCCCTCCCGGTTCACACAATGCGACCAGTGCCGCCCCGCGTCGGTCCAGTTGGTCGATGGCCATTGGAAGCCGACCCCTCGTTTCACTTGCGCGAAACACACGCCGTCTGCCCGTCCCCCGAAGTACTGGCACGTTGTTTACGACAGCGGCAAACCAGCGCCCTACGTGCCCATAAGCAAACCGTTTGAACTGGAGTAACTGCCCATGATCCCGCCACGCCTGAGCCAAGTTGAAGACAAAGAGGTGCGCTTCTACGTGGTGGCGCAGACCTCCATAAAGCTCGCATTGAGTGAAGAAGCTGTAAGGCGAGGAACAGACCTTTGGTCCTTGGGCGGTGCCGTCCTGGCTCAGTGGGTAACGGCTGGCTGCCCTGACAGCCTGTCTGACAACTCCGCTCCCTCGTCCCCCGCCCCGTCGCCATCGTCGTCGGTCGCGGGACCAAAGGAGCACGAAGCCTGAGCCCTGCAAGGGCGCGAAGCGGCGAAGCGGACCCTTGCGGGGTTCAGGTGTAGGGCTACGGTCCTGAGCGACCGATGAGATGGCAGAGGGGTGCGGGACGAGGAACCCCCCGCCCTTGAGCCTGAGGCCGAGGAAGCGCTTTTGACGTTGCTTCTAAGCGTCGGGACGACAAGAGCGACAAAGATCGTTACCCGTAAGGGCCAAGACAAACAGCTTCACCGTTTGGCTTGGTTCGCGAAGCGAATAGAGCTTGCCCCGTAAGGGGTCGCCACATGGAACAGAAGACAACGCCAACGGCCAAGGCAATAACGCCAAAAGAGGCCAATGGAAACAGCAAGCCCAAAAGGGCAAACAACGAGGAAGCACCATCATGGCATTTGCAATCCCAGCAGCAACATCTATCACCAGCCTGTTCGTCATCAAGAAAGACTTCTACACGGTGAAAGACACGGGCGAGATCCGCGCCAACGTCCAAGCCCTGTCGCCAATCCCTGCCGGTAGCAATGGCAATGCTCAAGGCTTCGAAGTCACTGAATATGCCGCTGATGCTTCCTGCCTCGATCAGATCGACCTGAGCGAAGGTCCTGTAGCTCTGACCTTCGAAAGCCAGATCCGCCCGATCACTAACCGCTTCGGCCGTACCACGAACACGCAGATGCTCGTCAAGGTCGTCGTTCAGCCGCAAGCGACCGCACAGCCCCGCCCTACTGCATCGGCATCGCAGCCCCAAGCCAAGCCGGTCGATCCGGCTAAAGCCAACTAATCGGCCAACTATTGCGAGGGCGGACCAATGCTAATCGGCGATCAAGTGCTTTGTGACTGCTGCGGTAATGACATGGGGCGGCTACATAACCTGCCGGCTCCTCAGTCCGATCTGCTGCCTGACTTGCGTCTTCCGCCTCATAGCGTGGCTTGCCCTGACTGCTGGGATAACTCGGCACCTGAAACAACTGCTGGCCTCGTCGAGGCCGGTGCATGAATTTCCTTGCCTGTGACGGTGACTGGTTGCAAGGCGCCGATGGCTCGCCCATCTGCTCCGGCTCGCTGGTCGCCCTCACGGTCGAGGAAATGCAGAGCCTCTATGGCTCTGCACTGACCTGGGACCAAGTCTCCGAGCTGCAAGGCGAAGCGATTGTTCTGTTCGCCACCGTGTTCGGCTTCCTAGTCCTGAAAAAAGCCCTGAAACAGTGAGGTATCAACCATGCAACACATCAAGACCCTGCGCCGCTCCCTGGGCGCCGCTGCTGCAACCGGCCTGCTGGCCGTTCAACAGGCCTACGCCGCTGTTCCACCGGAAGCCACTGGCGCCCTAGATGAGGCCGGCACCGACGTCGGCACCATCGGCTGGGCGGTGTTCGCCGTGATCATTGCCGCCATGGCGTTCAAGTACATGCGCCGCGCGCTGTAACCGGAAACCGCGCACTGCATGTGCCGAAGCAAACAAACCCCGCTCCGGCGGGGTTTTCTCTTCAAGGGAAACGCCAATGAGCTACGAACTGTACGTCCTGATCCTTTCCACCCTGGCGTTTTACCTCGTGTTTTTTGGGCGGGTGTAGAGATGAAAGGGGTTCTTCGAATTGCCTTGTTGATTGCTTGTGCTTGGGGACATGCGGCCTGGGCTGAGGATTATTATTGGAGTCCCTCCGGTGGTTCTGAAGCCAACAAACGCTTTTCTTCTCCGGCTTCTGCTTGTGATGCATTTGCGTTAGCTATCAAGAATCACAATGGTTCTAGTGTTTATGTAAAGGGTCAGGTGGTTGGTACTGGTGAGACAAGTCGGACTTGTCGCGGTGTTGAATCTACTGGTACATGGCTTCAAATTGGTTATGTTTATCGTCGGGGGGACGGTTGTACGGCGCCTGCCGAATACAACTCCATAACTGGCGAATGCGTAGCGCCCGAAGAAGACAAATGCGCGTCAACTGAAGGTCAAATAATTAGTCATGAATACAATGGCGGTCCGGTTGACCGGCCGGGGCCGCCTGATGCGCCGCCATCTGCTATTTGTGAGGGTCAATGCCAATACACACGCACTAATGTTGTTAAGGGTTGTTCTCGTTTTCTTGATGGCGACAATCTCACTGACGTGTTTTGTACTGTTGAATATAAAGGCAATGGTAGTTCTTGCACTTCTGGCAATCCGTCTCCGGGCAATCCATTCGATCAGCCGCCAAGCAAACCGCCAACCAAAGCTGACCCGACATTTGCTAAAGACAGCAAGTGCGGTGATTGGGAAACGCAGGCTGACGGCACTCAAACGCGTTCATGTAATTCAACTGAGGAAAGCAAGCAGCCTGGAAAGGTTGATTGCAGCGGTGATAGTTGCAAAGCCGGCGTCCCGCCACCGGATTACAGCAAAACCGATGTAAAGCAGGACATTGAAAAGAAACCCAATCCTGACGGCTCGACTACCACTAAAACCGATACCACAACTGACAAGACCAGTTGCAAGGGCGTGAAGCCCTGCACCTCTACCAGCAAAACCGAAACCACTACCAGCGAGGAGGATGCTGAAGGTAAGCCGGGCGACTCAAGCTACGAATGCACCGGGACCGGTTGCAATAAAGAGGGTGGATCGGAAGAGGAAGGCGAAGAAGGGCCGGAACGTGAAGCCTCGGTTGGGACCTGTGATGCAGGCTTTTCATGCAGTGGCGACGCCATCGACTGCGAAATCCTGCGTCAGCAAAAGGAACAGCTCTGCCTTGCGCAAGAGATGACCGATTTCGAGAAGCACAAGCCTGGAATCGAGGCAGCAGTCACCGGCGACAAGTTTGAGCTGGATGAGGGAAACGGCGTTATCGATATCCCTTCGTTCGTAAACAAAGGCACGCGTTTCCTGCCTTCCACTTGCCCAGCCGCGGAGAGTTTTAGTCTGTCCGTGGCTGGTGGGCGCTCTTTTGAAATCAGCTATGAGCCGCTATGCCGCGCCGCCAGTGATCTGAGTGGTTTGTTCGTGGCGGTGGCCACCGTTCTCGCCGCGCTCTATGTAGGCCGCTCCGTAGGAGGCCAGTAAATGCAGTTCCTGTTCATTGTTCAGATGCTCGTCATCGTCCTTGGTCCGCTGGTGAAAATGGTGTTGAAGATGATCGGCTTCGGCTTCGTCACCTATATGGGCTTCAACCTGATCATCGGCGAAGCTCAGGAGTACTTGTTTGCTTATATGGGCAATGTGGGCCCGGTAATTCAAGGGATTCTTGGGCAAGCGAAGTTCGATGTGGTGGTGAATCTGTATTTCGCGGCGATCTCCACGCGTTTCATCCTGGCCGGGATCGACAAGGCCACCGACCGTCGTCGTGCTCAGGTCTGGCATAAGCCGGGCGGCACCTCCATTGAAGCCTAAGGAGGCGCCATGCTCGTTATCCGCACCGGCAAACCCGGCCACGGCAAGACCCTGAACACCATCCGCGAAGTGGACCAGAAAGCCCATGGCGAAGGTCGGGTGGTCTACTACCACAACATCAACGGCCTCAAGCCCGAACTACTGCAAGCGCAGTGGTTCGAGTTCGAAGACCCAGAAAAGTGGTTCGAGCTGCCGGCCGACTCGATCATTGTCGTCGACGAGGCCCAAGGCTGGTTTGGCGCGAGAGACCCGCGCGCCCGTCCACCTGAGCACATCACCCGCTTCGAGACCATGCGCCACCAAGGTCACGAAGTGCATCTGGTCACGCAAGACCCGCGCTATCTGGATGTTCACTTGCGCCGCCTGTGCAACAGCCATATTCACTACTGGCGAGTCTTCAAGTCGGCCCAGCTGCTGCGCTTCGAGTCCGAAGTGGTGGTGGAGAAGGTCGAAGTCAAAACCAGCTTCAAGGATGCCGACAAGAAGTCGCTGCGCCTGGATAAGCGCTACTTCGGCGCTTACACCAGCACCAACGCCAAGCACCACTTCCAGACCAAGGTGCCGACCAAGTTCATTTTGGCGGTGTGCGTGATCATCGGTGCCGCAGTTCTCTTTTATCGTGTTTATGAGCGCTACAACGGCGGAAAGGCCGCGCCCGTCGCCGATGGTGGCGCGCCTGGAAGCATGGTCGATCAGGTGCGGGATACCGTAGGCGCGTTTATCCGCCCCGCGGGGGATGGTCAGGCTAGCGCTCCCGAAACGATCGCCAGTTATATCGGGCGCCGGGTCCCTCGGGTGCCGCAGATACCGGCCTCAGCGCCTATCTACGATGAGCTGACGCGGCCTGTCTCATTCCCTCGGCTCTACTGCATGTCCAGCACTGATCCCGACACCTATGCACGAGAGTTCGGGCGTATGGCGCATGCCGTGGTGAATGGCGTCCCTACCGTGTGCCAGTGCTACACGCAGCAGAGCACCCGCATCGAAACCGACTTCGCCTTCTGCAATCGGGTGGTTGAGTACGGCTTTTTTGATCCGACCATTCCCGACCGCTCCGGCAGCTCTCAGCGTCCAGAAGCTCAAAGCCCCCAACGACCCTCTCAGCCTGCCGCACAGCCCGTGGTCGCTCAGCCATCGGGCGGCGGCAGTTTGACCGTCGTTCCGTACCAGAAGGGGCAATTCCTGTGGTGATGACCGTCAGCGCGTCACTGCACGCACGGCGAGTCACGAGCCGGCGTGCTCGCGCGCTGACGTCCCTGTAGCACGTCAGATAAACCCTAGTAAGAAACCAGAGTAATCCAGAGTGAAGGGGAAAGCGGAATGGCGAATAAGGATTTCAAAAGAATCGACATCCTGACTGGCTTGGAAGATTGTCGCAGCCGACTGTTTGTTGATTCGGGCACCGCTCGGATAGTCGATCTATCGGGTGTTCGGCTGCTCCGTTGTGGTGTCGATACGGTCCGTCAGCTCTATCGCGGGTTGATCCGCCCGGAAATCATGGCGCTCTTCGAGAAGCCGGGCGCGATGGTCGAATTCGCCGGCGAGTTTTGGCATGCGGGGCGTGTTGGCCGTGACTCGGGTTACCAATACAAGCTCCAGAACGCTGACCTCGGCTTCATCCTGCTGATCAAAAACTTCAACGCCAAGCTAGAGCAAATCGGGCCGCACCTGAAAATCGAGGTATCACCTCATGCCATCGACGCGCTGTCGCCAGAGCGCCTGCAAGAACGGATGGACTATTACGCCGCAGCGGTTATGACTCATCGGGAACGCAACCAGTGCGCCGTTCACCTCGCATTGGATATTCAGGGCTGGGAGCCGCCGACTGACCTGACCGCCCGTATGCACTGCCGCGCACGCGCTGTGCGTGATATTTCTGGGATCAAAGAAATTCAGTGGACGATGGAGTCAGCCACCTACGGCAAGGGCCAATCCTTTCTATTTGGCTCAGCTAATGGGGTTCAGCTCGGCATCTACAACAAGACACTCCAGGCTCGCGCTCATGACAAGCTCGATTTCTGGGAAAGCGTCTGGCGTCGCAGGGATTCATTCGATGCGACCGATCCAGATAACTACGATCCCGATTCTGATGTGTGGCGTATCGAGCTGCGCTATCACCATTCGGTCATTCAACAGTTCGCTAGCGGCTCGATCAGCGCAAAGACTGGCGAAGCCATCGAGACGGATTCGTTCGCAGCCTTCGCGCCCCATCTAGACGGCCTGTGGCGCTACGGCCTACGCCAGTTCAAGTTGCTGCATCGTCCTGGGCAATACGAACCGATTTGGACGCTCATTCGGGATGATGTTCGCGTCGATTTGCCCATCGACTCCCTGGTCGATGAAACCGAATACAAGCGGTACTACAAGACCAGCCGCGGCTTCAGTGGCAAGAACGTTGAGCTGTTCCTGGGAAACTTCGTAAGCCTGCTGGCACGGGAGCGAGTGGGCGCTAAACAAGCCTTCGACCGGCTGCGCGAATGGGAGTGCTGGCCGGTGATTCGCGACCATTACGCCTCGAAGGATATGAGCGAGCGCGACCTGTACAAGCACATCAAGAACCTGCTGCAAGAGCGGCATGTTCGGTGGGGGCGTGCTGTATGACGGCAAGGAAGGATGGGAAAACCTGGACTGCTGACTTCTATGAGAATGGAAGGGCGGGGCGGAGGATCCGCAAGAAAGGCTTCCTGACAAAAGCGGCTGCGCAACGCTATGAAACCGAGTTCTTAAACAGTCTGAAAGAAACCGGGCGCCCGTTGGATGATCGGCTATCGGATCTGATCAAGCTCTGGCACCAGTTGCACGGTTGTACGCTCAAGGACGAGAAGACCCGCTTGGCTAGAACCTTGGCGATCGCAGAACGGCTGGGCGATCCTCTCGCCACTGAATTCGACGCGTTGGCTTGGGCGCGCTATCGCCAGCAGCGTTTGAAGGTCGCTTCGCCGCATACGGTTAACCATGAACAGCGCTACCTGTCGGCGGTGTTTTCGGAGCTGCTACGACTTGGCGCGTGGGTAGGTAAAAATCCACTCGGCAGCATTCGTCAGATCAAGACGGACCAAGTAGAGCTGACATTTCTTTCCTTGCCGCAGATCCGCCAGCTACTCGAAGAGTGCAAGCGATCAATCAACAACCACACGTACCCCGTTGCGCTGCTTTGCTTGGCCACTGGTGCTCGTTGGGATGAGGCCGAAACGCTCGCTCGATCCGCGATCTACGGTGGTAAGGCGCACTTTCACCGGACCAAGAACCGTCAGTCCAGATCGGTGCCGATACCGAAGGACGTTGAAGAGCTGGCATTGAAGCTGGGCATGCCGGGAAACGGTCGGCTGTTCATGTCTTGCCGCTCCGCATTTCGAAGCGCCTACAAACGATGCGGGTTCAATACGCCAGGGCAGATGACCCACATCCTGCGGCACACCTTCGCCAGTCATTACATGATGGCCGGTGGCGACATTCTCAGCCTGCAGCGAATCCTGGGGCACTCGTCGATCACTATGACGATGCGTTACGCGCATCTGTCGCCGGATCACCTCGAGTCAGCGCTACGGCTCTCTCCGTTGGCTCAAGCAGAGCATGCGGTCACCGCGTGTTGA